CCTGTGCTTGTAGTAATAAGAATGTGCGTTGGTCTTCTCTCCAACCTACGGGTCTACGACTAAAATAATTTGTCCACTGCAACAGCTCTGTGTATGGCATTTCTTGCTTAAGTTTATAAACAGGCATATTTAATTCGTGGGCAATTTCAAATATAGTCTCGTCGGATTGACTTAGTTTCCCTCAGTTCCTCCACCAAGTCCGGAAAGCTCCATGACTGCTGTAGAGAGTTTATTTAATTCTTCAATAGGGAAGCCTTCGAATTCTGCGTCTGATAATTCTTCCGCACCGATGACTGCCACTTTAATTATATCACGAAGGAGTCCAAGCTGAACAGCGGCATCTTCTGATGTACTAGCTTTAGTAATTACTTTTTGTAATCCTAGTATTTCACCGACTGTCAATTTCTTTACTTCTACTTCGTCACCCATGAATGGGACTTTTGCTGTGATTATTTTTCCAACGAGATGTTTCATTGTATGTTCCTAACTTGTGATTAATTTAATTTATCTTTTTCTGAGAATAGTTCTTTATTGTTTTCTTGGAAATCATCTAATAACTTGCGTACACTGTGTAGTACTGATAGTGTTTCCATTATGTCTCTACCTGTAGAAGAGTCATTGTCAAAATCTTTGAACCGTTCGAATGATTTACGAATACTAATATCTACACTTCTACGCATATGACGAAAAGTCGTACGCATAACAAATGCTTTACTGAATGGTTTGTCCATGTTGTTCCTTTAGGGTGGAGTCCCTCGTTAGAGGAACCCCTGTTAACTTATTAAGACGCCGCTATAGTAGCTGGTCCGAAGAAGTCTGATTGTGCAGACAAAGTAACAGTAGCAGTGTTTGCATCTGTTAGTGCTGGGTTAATCAAGATAGCTTCAATCTTACCTAAGAAATAGAACTCTGTGTTCTCAGGAGCTAAAGTAGCCGCCGCTGTTTCGTTCGTAGTAACCGCAGAAGCAGTCATCATGAAGCGGAATACGCAAGCTGTGCCGATTAAGGTATGGAAAGCATCCATGTCAGCCGCAACGTAGTTAACAGTAACTTCTAAAGTAGGGGCATCTGACTGACCCTGAACCTGTGAAGATGTCTTCTGACCGTAAACAGGAACGTTCACGATGTTTGCAGGTGTTCCGATTGAAGGGAATTCACGTACTGAAGGCATACGAACGTGGGTTGCATCAGCAGTCCCAGGTGTCGAGCCAACGAATAGTGCCGCACATTCAGCCGCTGTATCTGTAGCGGCAGGAATAGTGCCTTTGAAAATGTCTAGGTAGGTAAAGATACCGGCACCTAGAGTTGAAATGTGTGCCATTAATTTATTCTCCGTAATTTGTAAATGGGATTATATAAGATGCGCTTGATAGCGACTTATTTAAAGGGTCTAAACCCTCCACTGTTAGATATGATGTTCCAAGCTCTGTACCGTTAGGTAGTGTCTTGTTCTCTAAGACGGTGTCTAGTAGGTTAGCAATAGCCATCAGCCTACTTTGACCTTCACCGGCCTTTACGAACAATTTAACAGCAACTAGACCTGTTGTTTCTTTCTGCGCTCCATGTGCTATATTTTTACTAGACGAGGGTAGGACGTTTAAGATAGCATATTCAGTAGCCGCACCCTTAGAGCCTAAGTAATCGGCTGGGTAAGTGGGTATACTGTTACTAGTCCATGTTGCCGAAGCAAATACTGTCTCTATGTCTCTAAGTATTAGGTCATACATTATAACTTCTCCCTAGTTAGCTTCATTGTTATTACAAATCCGTCATCTGAGAAGTCTGTTATGCTGTAGACCGTTGTACCTATAGTTAGAGTGTCATAACCATCAATCTTGACATCTGACTTCATCATTGCACTTGATTGAAATGCACCTTCAGATGGCTTAGTCGTTGATTCGATGAATACTTTAACTGTCTTAGTAGTGGATGTAGCCACAACCGCCCCTGTGGAGAAATTGTAGCTAGATATATCACGTTTAGATAAAGTTGCAGAGACAACGAGGTCTCCTATTGCGAGAAAGGCTTTATCTACCGCCGCACTAACTTTAGCTTTTAGTGACATTAATTAGACCTCCACCAACTAGCGCCCATCCCTACAGAACCTCTAACCAAGAGAGGCTTTATAGATTTGGTTGCTTGTGTTGATTTAATTGGAGTTCTTGTAACGTCATTATTACTATCTGATATACTTATAGACCCGACAGAGATACTCTCAAATGTTTGAGTAGTTCCTGCTAGCAGGTCTTCATTGTTTATCAAGTGTAGTGCTTGCTCGTAGACAGCAACCTTAACACGACTTGGTACCTCGGCAACGCCTATAGTTACATTTAAACCTAAACGGTTGTCCGTGTATATAGCGTTTTTCCGAGGCCAAGCCAAAGCTTGAGAGGAACTAACAGCAGAACCAATCCAAGGGTTGTCATCTATTAGTAAACTAGCAGTGACAAGAGCTTGTTCCTTGATTTCATCACCTGAATTGAACCAGCTTGCGCTGTCAATACGGCTGTCAAGGTAGTCATCAGCGTCTGCGATTGTGACATAGCTGTTAGTGTTTAGAACTAAAGCCATTAGTCCCTCCTATATAATTAAGCGTGGAAGATTGGCAAGATGCCTAGGTTCAAGCTGTCCATCTTACGTGTGTAAGAAGCCGCCGCACCCATTGTTGCGTTAGTAGCGAAAGCACTAGAAGAACCAGCCCAGTCGTAACCCATTGGGTGGTGTACATAACCCCAACGATACCATACGTTTGTAGAACCGCCACCAGTGTAAGAAGCCGCATTACGGTCTACTTCAACAGGAGTTGGCATACTAATTGCTTGTGCCGCAACTGAACCCGGTTTGATTACGAATGAACACTTAGTTGACTGAGCAGTGATATCACCAGAAGAGAAACCTGAAACCATTTGGTTTGCACGAGTCATTACTAGACGGAATTTTCCGCCGAATACTGTTGAGAACTCTAAAGAACCGTCTTTAATACGGTCTTCATCTACTAGGTTAGCCGCACGCATTTCAGCCATTACTTCAGGAGAAGTTACTAGGTACATGAAATCTGGTTCGTGGTCTTTGAATGCCGCACCAACTGATTTAAACAAGCGCTCTCCACGAGCCGCTCCCATAGCTGATGAGTCAAATAATTTACGAGCATCTGAAGCGCCAGTTGAAACTGCGCCGTGTAGGCCAGCCGCATTAACGTCTACGTAGAAGCCAGTAGCCGCCGCATCAACGTTAGTATCAAATGCGATTACTCCGCCGTTACCACTTCCAGCTTTGTCGCCTAAAGCAACTTCACTAAGAGCTACGCCCTTAAGAACTGATAATAGAGAGTCATGCTCGTCTTGTGCACGTACTTCAGCGAAGTCACGAGCGATTTTTGCTAGGCCGTCAGCCTTAGATACTACTTCTTGCATGTTAACTTGCTCTGCACCAAATGTACGAACAGTCTTAACGAAGTTGGCAACATCAGTTGTGATGCTTGTGTATGTACCGTTAGTTGCAGATGCTAAAGAAGCAACGTTTACTGTAGCGGCCAATGGTTTGTACCAACGGAATTGTCCAACAAATGATTCGCCAGAAGCGTCAATGCGTTGGTCAGCGGCAACGATGCCTGTGCCGTTTAGTTTCTTAGCTGTAGTGTAAGCTTCGTCTGAGTAAGCAGAGATTGCAAGAGCAATGTTCTGAAAATCTGTGTTTGTAATAGCCATTTTGTAATGTTCCTTTATGCCACATTTAGTAGCTTGATTTAGATATTAAAGTTACCTAGTTTACCTTTTCCGGCAAGAGCTAGAATTTCTTGAGTTGACATATCACTGATAGGCTTTGATACATCGGTTGAAGGCGCTCCAGCTGGATTGCCTGTACCCGCTCCTGAGTTAGATTTAACTCGGAAGAGGAATGAGTTGTCTTCGGACTTAGAATAAGCTTCTACGTAGTCACGAATATTTGAACCTGTGGAGTGCAACCATGCACCCGCTTCGTCTTGTACCAATTGGTCAACAATTTCTCGACGAGCCATGTCACGAGATTTATCATTGCGGAATTCCATGCCGGATAATGCGTCATTTAATACGCCATCACGCT